CGCCTTGACCATCAGGCGCGGGTCGGCATCGCTGTAGGAGACCGACACCTCGGCGCCCTCGGGCAGCTTTCGCACGATGTCGAACAGCAGGCCGGCCGGCACGGTGATGGCGAAGTGGCCGCTTGCCGCCAGGTCTCCGGTGTTAACCGTGGCCGTGGCGGCGATGTCCAGATCGGTCGCGGTCAGCGACAGGTCGGCGCCGTCGAGCGTCAGCAGCACGTTGGACAGGATGGGGATGGTGTTGCGGTTCTCGACGATCGAGCGAACCGCTTCCAGGCCCCTGTGAAGGGTCCGGCGTTCAATGGCGAAGTTCATGGGTTGAGTTTCCTGCTCAGCGCCCCTTGCGGCGGCCGCCTCGCGTGGAGACTGCGCCGCCGCTTCACGGTTTCCATGGGGGGCTCGCGACCCGTACCACTTCCGCCGCTGGCCTCAGGGCGAGGCCTTCCAGGGTGTCGCCCTCGCGGGGGCGAATTGGGTGGGGCCTTACATCCCCGCGGGCCAGATGCTTGCCTTTAACGCCGTGCTCGCCAGTGCTTAGGAGATGCGGGGCCGAGACCCCAACCCTTTCTTGCAGCGTGGTCCGCACCTTGGACGCCCCCTCGCGGGGGCGAATTGCGTTGCCGTCTTTCCGGCTGTCACCGATTTGTCCACTTACGGTCCGCGTCCAGTTCTCTCCGCACGACGATGGCGCTGCAGGCACTGGCAACCCCGCCCACCATATTCGATGGGGCCGGCAAGAACCTCAGGAACCGCCGGCCCCACCCCGCGATTTCCCGACGACCAGCTGGCCGGGGGCATCGCGAAACTTGGGAGCGGGAGTGGGACTCGAACCCACGACCTCCGGATTATGAATCCAGCGCGCTAACCACCTGCGCCATCCCGCCAGAGGCCACCCTATCGACTAGGGCGCTTGCGTCAACGGTGCGTAGGGTGCGCCAGATTGGCGCAGGTAGGCGGCGCCCCGGCAGGAAAACGGGGACGCCGCCACCGGCTCTGCTTCCGGAGGGCTCACGCTTAAACCAGGTGACGGTGTCGGGCCGCTTGCGCGGTGACCTCAGATTGGAGTCACGACGCCCTAGAACGGAATCTCGTCGTCCAGATCGGCGCTGAAGTCCTCGCGCTTGGTCGCGCCACCGCTGTTGTAGTCGCCCGACTGGCGCCGCTGGCCGCCATCGCCGCCGCCCCGGTCGCCGCCATCGCCTTTCGGGCTGAGCAGGACCATCTCGCCGCGGAACTTCTGCAGGACGATTTCGGTGGCGTACTTCTCGACGCCATCCTGCTCCCACTTGCGGGTCTGCAAGGCGCCTTCCAGATAGACCCGCGACCCCTTGGACAGGTACTGCTCAGCGATCTTCGCCAGCCCGTCGTTGAAGATCACGACCCGGTGCCATTCGGTCTTCTCCTTCCGCTCGCCGCTGGTCTTGTCCTTCCAGCTTTCGGAGGTGGCGACCGACAGGTTGCAGACCTTTTCGCCGCTGTTGAGTGAGCGCACCTCGGGATCCCGGCCCAGTGTGCCGACGATGATGACCTTGTTGACCGAGCCGGCCATGGGGAGTCCTTTCAGGCGCCGCAGCGCCGGTTACGCGGCCTAGAATTCGGCCGCCTCTACAAACTGGAAGCAGCCGGGGTCAGCCGCTTGAACGATCGCCCCCGTGAGGCCGCAGGGCCCCCTTGGCAGGGGGTTGCCCTCGTCATCGACGGGGAACGACGTGCACCGCCCGCAGACCTCGCCGGGGGGCAGGGAGAGCATGGCGGCGACATGGGTAGGCAGGCCAGGCATGCCGCGCTCAGCCGCCGCGGCGCGAAGGTCTTCGGTGTCGCTACCGGTCTCGGGGATGATGAAGGTCGCCGTGCCATGGGCGCGGGCCCAGGCGACGTCGCACAGCTGCGCGGCGTAGGAGTGGTGGGGGTCGATGCCAACCTTGGCCACCTTGCGCTTGTACTGGTTCGTCTCCTCGTCCTTCTCGACCACCAGAGCGGTTTTCGTGAAGTGCACCCACGCGCGCATGGCCGGCGACTGGATGGTCTTCACCCCCTCGTCACGCACCTCCTGCTGGAGCTCGTTCGGGTCGGGCCAGAGGCAGATCGGAATCGGCGCCGTCAGCCGGGCAAAGAACGTCTGCATGGTCTTGAACTGGTCGGCGCGCACGGTGTAGCGCGTCCGCATCTCGTCATCGGTCCTGCGCTCGGAGGTGTCGAGTTTGGGCGCATCGCCCCACTTCACCATGTCGTCGCGCAGCTGGTCGAAGCCGTTGCAGAGGAACACCCGGCCGGGGTGGCGGTTGGCGAATCTCAAGGCGTCATTGAAATTCGGCAAATGCTCGACCACGCAGACCGACACGCCGTATTGCTCCATGAGCTCGGACGTCCGCTTGAACGGGTCTTCGCCGTAAATCTCCTCGATGTGGACGTAGGCCTGCCGGCCGTCGGGCAGGCGCTCCTTGATGTGCACGACATTGAACGCGCCCATCTGGTCGATGCCCATGAAGGTGCCGCGAGCGCCGCGCTTCCACCGCACGCCGGCGGCCTTGCCGGCCTCGACGCAGGCCCGCATGTGGCCAAGGTTGACCGGGATTTGCGTCGGGTCGAGGTAGGGCTTGCCCAGCACCCGGTTGTAGAAGTTCTTCTTGTCGGTCGAGTCCGTGTACTTCCGCATGATGTCGTCGGGCGAAATCGTCGGCGACAGCATCTGGTGGAAGTGCGCCGAGATGTTCCATGCCTCGGGGTTCTCGGGAATCCACTGGCCCCGCTGGGGGTCGTCGATGCGGTGACCGGCCTCGCAGACGTAGCGGTATGAACCGGGCCGCTTGGTCAGTGGGTGCAGCGCCTCGGCATCCCATTCGATGCAGGCGGGGAAATACTCGTCCAGCGGCTTGGCGGCGCCGCAGGTCGGGCACTCGGTGTGGAACCGGTGTCGCGTGCCGCCCAGGTAGTGGAAATGGATGTCGAGTTCGGGCCAGTTGGCCGTCGACCCCATGAGGGCGAAGCGCACATCGGAGCCGGACATCCGCTCCATGGTCTTTTCCATCTGCGCCAGCGTCATCTCCTGCACCTCGTCGAAGTTCAGGACGTCCATCGGGATGGACTCCGTCGTCGCCCGGCCGCTCGTCCAGCTGAAAACGAAGAGCGCCTCGGCAAGGCGCCGGCGGGTGACATTGCCCTCGCCGGCCTTGCGGCCCGTGCCGTCGGCCGCGTCCTGCGTCATCAGACCGTGCACCTTGGGCATGCTGCGCACGATCGGCATGAAGCGCTCGCTCGACTTGACCGCGGCGAGGTTCATGTCGGGCAGGAACATCCCGACGGTGCACGGACCGTGCTTTATGCCGAGATAGATCGCCGCCAGGATTTCCATGATCGTGAACCCCACCTGAGCGCACTTCATCAGGATCAGGGTGTGGCTGAAGGCCTCCGCCTTGGTCGTCGGAATCTGGTCATAGAGCCAGCGCATGGCCGGCCGGTTGTCGAGCCGGAAGGGCTTGCCGTCGACCTTCAGGCCCTCGGCCGCCAAGCGCTCGCACCACGCCGTGAACGTCAGGCCGTCAGGGATGACCTTCTGGGGCTCGGTCAGCCGAAACCCCGTGCGCGCCTCCAACCTGGTCAGCGCCTGCGCCAGACCAGCCGACATGTCGGGCCGGTTCCGGCGGCTAATCCTGACGTGCATGATAGGCGTCGAAGGGTTGCGCCGTCGGCTCGGCGAAGGGCGTCATGGCCTCGGCGTCGTTCAGGGTCTTGAGGCGCGCCATGATGCGGTGCGCCACCTCAGGTTCCAGCGCCAGCACCTCCTCGGCGATGATGTCGACCACGGTCGCATAGAAGGTCTCCATGCGCTGAAGGTCGTACACCTCCTGCATCACCTTGATGGCCGTTTCGATCGTGTCGAGGCGCCGACGGATCGTGTTGTCGAAGGCCGTGATCAGCTTGATCTTCGGCTTGCCGGTCGCCGGGTTGATGACGAACCGGGTGTCCTCGCCCTTGCCCTCGGTCTGCAGGGCCTCGAGTCGCAGGGTCTCGATGTCCTCGACCACGGTGTGCAGCATGGCAAGGAAGTCCAGCTTGCGCCGGCCCTCGGTGCCGTGGGTGGCGATGTAGGACGGTGACGGCGCCGCCGGCAGTACGCGGGCCATGGCCTCAGCCACCTCCGCCGCCTCGACCCGCGCCTCAGCCGCGCCCTCGCCGACGCCTTTCTTGACCTTCTCGACCCATCGGAAAAACTTGCGCTCCGCCGCCGAACCCTTTGACATGTCGGCGAACACCTGAGGGTAGCGCTTCCAGACCAGCGAGTAGTTGGCCTCGCCGTGGATTTTCAGGTGCGCCCCGATGTCCTTCAGGATTTTCGCGCGCAGGGTCTTTTCGGTGCTGCTCATGGTTTCAGGCTGTCGTCACGGCTGGTTGATGGGAACGGCGCGATAGCAGGCATAGGCGCCAGCGGCGTTGCGCAGGTAGACGCCGCCAGCGCGCTCGCAGTCGCGACTGTCCAGGGCCAGCACAATGATCAGCGCGATTCCGGTGATGGCCGTAGCGGCCGTCAGCCATACCTCCCAGCGCCCCCTCACAGCCTGCCCTCCCGCCAGTCGAGCACGATCGCCAACGGGCGGGTGACCGGCCAGAGCGCCATGATGGCGAAGACCATCCAGGGCGCCGAGCGCCAGTCGTCCAGGTTATCGGCGGACGCATTGCGAGCCGCCTCGATGGCGAACGCGGCGAAGCCGAGCATCCAGCCGGCGATGATGATGGTTCCCAGCATGGTCTAAGCCTCCGTCGCCGCAGCGTCGGCGGGCGCCGGCGCGACATACCGGAACACGATTTCCTCGCCCTCCGCCGACACCTCGAGTCCGCCCGCCTCGGTGAACGCGCCCTCTTGGGGCAGGCGGACCTCGCCGCCGTCGCGCTTGACCACGGCCTTGAGCGCCATGGTCGCCGAGTGCCGCATGGCGTCGATGTTAGCCAGTCGGGTGTGCAGGTCGCGCTCCTGCTCATCGCGCGCCCGGTCGCGGGCGTCCTTCGCCGGCCCGAGGTCCAGCGTAATCGCCGCCTGATGGCCGGCCTCGGTCAGCCAGTTCCAACCGTCGGCGCCGGCGGCCAGGCCGTGCACGGTCAACTCGACGCGGCCAGACTTGGAGGCGAGGTCGCCGTCCTGGGTCGCGCCGTTCAGCCACATCTGGCGGAGCACGTCGGCGGCGCCGGTGGTCAGCGGCCGGTCACCGGCGAACATCAGTGGGGATCCAGTCATGCAGTCCTCTTGAGCAGGGTCAGGCCGTCAGTCGGCCGGGTCAGGGCGGTGTAGAGCCATTTGTGGCGATC